GACACGCAGGAAACTGCGTGTCCGGTTCAACCGTGACTCGTTTGTGTTCGTTGATTTCTCTGGTAAAGTGATGTCGGGCAGTCCGTGGACTACCTTGATGAACACTTTTCTCCATTGGATAGTGTTGACCTATGCGTTCATCCAACTGGGGTGGATTGATGATTTGTGTTCTGCCATCCTAGGCGGGGATGACGGGACGTGTGCGTTGGCCTTTGAATTCACTCAAGGCCACGCATCGATTCTGCAGACCTTTATGATGGAGACGTTCGGTTTCAAGCTAGACCCTATAGTCTATGGCTCGATAACCGGCGCCGACTTCTTCTCGTCGCGTTGGGTCCCCGCCATCGGGCCCGACGGTGAGTGCTTCGCATTCGTCCCAAAGTGCGGACGCGCTCTGCAGAAACTTGGATGGGCAATCGACGTCCAGCCCGGCAAAGAGCTCGAGACGTACAAGGCGAAACTTCAATCACTGCGTCACGACAGTGAGGGCTGTCCCTTGTGCGCCCCTCTCCTAGCGAGCTGGCTCACTCACCCCTCGTTTGTGGGCGTTGTCCCGGCACGGCTTCCAAAGGAGGAGCACCGACCTGCTCCTGACCAGCGGTCGCTAGTGCCGGCAGGTGACAGCGTCTGGCAAACATGGTACCCAGGGCAGGACCTTGAGACTTTACGTTCAATGTCCGACCCTTTTGGTGTCATTGAGGTGGATGACCTGGCACGCGTGGATTACGGCAAGGAGAACTTCATGGGCGTGGATGCACCCAACAATGAGAGCGGAACGCACTTTCCGGTGACGGTTGACCTGGACCGTACGGATCGTCCCCAACGCTCCCACGAGATTAACTGGCGGGAACGAGCGGTGGTTCTCCCCAGGAATCCGCCGGTGGGATACGTCTCACCGATTGTTGACGTGCGGGTGGATATCGCGCGCGCTGATCGGGCTGTGCACGGCGTTCTCGGGGCGGCTTCGGCTGCCCTTGGGGGCGCCGTGCGCCGTTTGCGGCGCATGTGAACACCACCGGCCAGGGAACAGTGGCCTCAAGCTAGAAGGCATGCAGTTGTGCTCCTGCATGTCTTGCACTGAACCAGTGGTGGCGCACCACTACCGTGAGAGCACACACCACAGCGGAC